CCTTCTTCTAATCCAGGTCCTCTTTGACCTGTAATCGAAGTACGATTAGCTTTATCAAATGACCCTTTAAAATAAAAGTCTTTATCTTTTACATATGGGTATACAGCTTTTAAAACCGTGTGAGACAATTCGTAGGTTTCTAAGCTACAGGGTCCAATAATAAATGTATTCATTATAAAATTTGATTTAGTGATGCTATTACTTGTTTAATTTGATTGGTTGGTAATGTAATAAAAGGTTTTCGGTCATCAAAAATATACCCTTCATTTTTTAAAGCAACCCTCATAGAGGCATGCCACCCTACTTTCATAAAAGTATCAAATAAAGGTGTTTCTATATTTTGAATAATATCGATGCATTTGCCGTATTTACCCGTATTAAATGCATTATAGAATTCTTCCGAGTGGGTTGGGTTAAAATTGCCTACCCCCGTTAAAAATGAAGTAGCTCCAAATGGGTTTAATGTCCAAAATCTTCTCATACTCCCACCTGCTACGATTATATCTAAATTTAAATTTTGGATGCTTTTAATAGATAAATCTAAACTTGAATATTCTTCTTTAATACCTTCAAAGTTATCTATTCTAGATAATTTTTCCAATATGGAATTTGTGTACTCATAAGTTCCACCCATTCCTTTTCTTAATGGGTTACCATGCAAGTAAACAGGATATAATGAAAGAGCACATACAGCATCAAAAAATTCTAAAATTTGATCATCAGAATAATAACGCTCTGGGAATAATATTAGTAGTTTAGTGTTTGGTGAATTTAATTTGTTTAATTTTTCTATTTCTGCTTTTAAATGTTTTAAACTTAAAGCAGGGAGACCTAATATTTTTTCACCAGAAAAATTGTTTACTAAACATGTATTTAAAAAATATATCTCAGATAAAGATAATAAATTAAATTGGGAAGTGCCAGCGGTAGTTAATACACGTGTTGCACCTTTATTTTCTAAATATTTTAAGTATTTAATTGTACTGCTACAATCTAATTCATCATTTTTAAATGAAGGGGGGATTGCATAAACTGGTTTGCTCATATTTCTTCTATTCTTTTTGTTTTATCACATATTAATAAATCATACGGTGGTTTTTCACCTACACTTAAATTATGGTATTTACAACCCCACTCGTTTAATTGGTCTCTTGTAGTTTCATACCAATCAATTCCAGTTGCTGAACCCCTAGCTGTATAATAAGTTATAGTATTACCTTCATCATATAAGCTATTAATTTTAGCTATATTTTCATTTAGGGGTTGGGCTAAAGGGTATTCTCTTTCTTCGGGATAAAAACATATAGTTTCATCTATGTCTACGTAAATATTTTTCATTCGCTTACTGCTCTTCCTTTATCCGCTTCCCAATCCTTTTCAGGTCGGACTGTTAAATTTGTTTTCCATCCCCCTTCTATTGCATTAAGAGGTGTATTTAATTCTTTAGCTAATGTTATTAATGCATTAACATCTTTGGGAAAACAAGTACCACCATACCCCAATCTACCATCTGGTCCTGGAACATGCAAGTGACTATCTCCTATTCTACCATCTGAAGCAAAACCATATAATGCATCTTCCCAATTTGCATTTAATTTATCAGCTAACAATTTAAATTCATTTAAAATACTAACTTTAGTAGCAAAGAAAGTATTATTCATATACTTAATTAATTCAGCTGTAGTTGAATCAGTTTTAATAATATGTTTATTCATAAAACGTTGTTCGAATAATTCAGCTGTTTTACTAGTTAAACTATCATCACCCCCCAATACAATTCTAGCTTGAGTTAACATATCTAATTTAGCTGTACGTTCAGTTAAAAATTCTGGGGAAAATAAAATTGATAGTTTTGGGTATTTATTTTGAAGTTCTTTAGTAGAACCTGGTAGTACTGTGGATTTGATAATATAGATAGGACCCTCAACTGCTTCTTCAAATACCTTTTCTATAAATGAAATATCTTGAGATCCATCTTTTTTCATAGGTGTAGGAACACATACAAAAATAAAATCACATTCATCAATTTCTTCTTTTGTGTTACTAGCCTTTAAGGGATCTATATCATAGATTCTTAAATCTGTTGTGGGTGAAAAGGCAAAGGCTTGACTTTCACCTACAAAACCATTTCCTATAACTCCAACTTTATATTTTTCCATAATTTAATTTATAGTTTAACAACTCCTTTTTTAGATACTACAAAACTTGAACATTTTTGGGCAAAATTTATAGATTTTTTGATATTTTTAGTTTTTAAAAATTCTCCAACAAAGGCAGATATAAAAGTATCTCCCGCTCCACTTACATCTTTTACTTCAATTAATTTTTCTACAGGGAATATTTCATTTTTATATTTACATCCTTTTTCTCCTAAAGTAATTAATAATTTGTCATAAAATGTATTCTGATTATTATCTATAAATTGTTTATTTTTATTGTATTCATGTTCATTTAATTTAATAAAAGTACAATTAATAGCCCAATTACCTAACAATTTTTTAGTATCCATAAATACTAAACTATGGTTTGAACTTATTCTCTTAATATCATCTTCTGATATAAAGCCTTTATTATAATCAGATATTATAACAGCATCATATTGACTTAAAAATTCAATAGTATACTTATCAATATCTATAATAGGTTTAGCAACATCGTTATCGTCTACTCTTAATAACATTTGGTTAGACTTTTTATCAACGTAACGGGTTTTAGTTATTAAATTTGAATTACAAGTAAGAACTACATCAATTCCTAATGATTTTACATTTTCAGCTACATTAGCAGCCATACCAGGGTTTTCGGTTTGGTAAATAGGGTTAAAAACAGGAACAGGGGCTTCGGGGCATATTCTATTTACACCCCCATAGATAAATTTATCTACACAACTATCTCCTATAACTAATATTTTCATTATTCTAAGTTATCTCCTTTAGTAATTCTATAACTATCTTCGTCAAAATGTTGAGTTGATACTTCAAATATTTCTGAATTATCTTCTAATGCTTTAAGCTGATGTGGTTGACCGCGTTCAATAGTGATACAAGTACCTTCTGTGATTGTAGTTGAATGTTTTTTTGCTAACTCTGTATCTAACCAAATGAATTCAAAACTTCCTTTACCTACATACCATGATTCTTTTTTAATTATGTGGTAATGTAAGGAAAATCTGTTTCCTGCTTTAAAAAATCTAAGAATTTTACCACAATATTCTTCATCGTTGTGGATCCAAATTTCTTCACCCCATGGTTTAGAAACAATTTTAGGTTGTACTATCATAACTTAAAATATTTGTTGTTGAGTAATCTTTTATTCTATTAAAATATACAATTTCCTTTGCATACATCCCACCTACTATTTCTTTTCCTTTCCAATCACTTCCAACTACTAAAATATCTGGGGATATTTGTTTAATTAATTGTATTAATTCTTCTCTAGAATTAAAAATATATGTTAAATCTACTGCTTGTAAACTATTTAAAGCATAAATTCTATCATCTATGTTATTATAGGGTCGATCTGGTCCTTTATCTTTAGTTACTTTTTCATCGGTATCAATACCAACAATTAATCTATCACCTAAGGATTTAGCATAATTAAATAATTCAAAATGCCCCCTATGTAATATATCAAAACACCCATTTACCCAAACTGTTTTCACTTTATTTTAATATTAACAGGATTAGTAAATTCATTTTTATTAGTACGGTATTTTAAAATAGCTGTAGATGGAGAAGAATTAGAAGGATATTCTATATCTAAATAAGTAATTTTTCCTTTTAGTAAAGACTTATCAGTAAAAGTTTCTAGTGTAATTAAAGCTTGATTTTTATCATATACTTCTAAAATTCCTTCTATAAAATTACATGTACAAGAGACTTGCCTACTTATATCATTCCAATCATTTTTACTCCAACTTACTCTCAATGTACTTTGTTTTAGGGGTGGTTTTTCATAAGGGTTAAGAATTTTATAACCAAATTCATTTAGTTTTTGTTGTCTTCTATTACAACCACAATCCTCTTTACCTCTAAGGGTAGCTACCTTGGTTGCAACTTTTTTACCTTGACCCAAAGTAACAAATTTAATTATTTTTTCAACTAAATCACCTAATTTCATTCTGGTAGTACTCCTATATATGTTAATGCTCCTATAAAATCCCGTTCGGGGAAGTGCTTAAGTGTAGACATATCAGCTCTATATTTAGCACCTTTGTATTTTTCTTTTTCTTCTTTTAGGACTTTTACATGCTTAGTAGCACCCCAAGCCCATTGTTCTCTAGAGGTACCATCAGCAAATACCATACCTTTTCCATCTACATTATGAAATGAAGGCATCCACACTTTACCTGATTCTTCTTCATCAATAAGTGATTTATATAAATCAGGTAACGATTCCATTTGTTCATTTAAAAATTGACTATCAACTTTCATTACTGAGTTAGACTGGAAACCACAGCCATAACATAGTTCTATAGTAATGTCCTTAGTTACTTCTTGTATATAGCAAGCATCACTACCACAACGAGAACATATTATTAAATTATCGTAAGCCATTATTGTAATTTAGGTAAATTTAATTTAGGTAATTCTAATTGTATTTGTTTTGGGAATTCAGGTACATTAGATATTAAAATAGAATCTACTAATTCTTGCATTTTTTCAAAACTAAATCTTGTTTTACTAAAATTCTTTTGTTGTTTACCTTTGATAGTATACTGTTTATACTTTTTATACATATCCTTAAAACTACGACCTACCTCTACATCATTAACCTGGAACCATTTAGATTCTTTAATTAACCAATCGTTAGCTGCAGATTTATGTACCGGTTCTAATTGTCCTCCTAATAAAGTACTAAATGATGATTTTAAGAAATCAATATGACCTGACCAATTTGTTGCAATAATAGGTTTACCTGTTAGACTAAATTCTAATAGTGGTCTACCATAACCCTCGCCCTTAGTTAAACTAACCATAGTTTTTACTTTAGGATGATTATATAATTCATTCATTTCTTGATCACTAAATTCACCATTTAAAACATAGATGTTAGGTAAATTATTAGAATTAACTGTCTTTTTAATTTCTTTAATTCGTTTAAGTATTTCTTCTCTACTTATATAAGATGCTACACCAACTGATGCCTTGAGTATTAAAGCAGGTTTTTGTTTTTGGTTTTTAAAAGTTTCATAAAATGCTTTTACTAGTTTTCCTACATTTTTTCTATCATGACCAAAATTACCTGTCATCCAATGTCCAACAAACAAAAAGCAAAACGATTCTTTAATTGTATCTAAGTTAATTGTTTTAATTTCTTTAGAAGTAAGATGTTTATAAACATCCAAATTAGCTCCTTCAAATACTACCTCAATAGGTTTTTCTAATTTAATATAACCTTCAGTTTGATTAGTTTGCTTATTTTTCTTTTCATATCGAGTACTTTCAAAAGTTTGTTTAGAAAAATTAGAAGATACCCAATTTATATTCATTCTATTTAATCCTTCAAGCCATTCAGGTTTACATAAATTAGATTCAATACCTGCGGTACAACCTATATTATAATTTCCTACAGCTTGGAATTCATTTGGAATGGTAATTTGCATCCAAATATCGGGTTTTGCTGTAAGTTTATTATCAGGTAATTTATGATCATATAAATAACTCCATTCAGGATGATCTTTACAAAATCCCCAAGCTGTTGAACCCCAACGTTGGGCCATCAACTTTACATCATATCTATCTGTATTAATTATGGCCTTAACTATATCTCTAGCACGAGCTCCGTATCCTGAATAAGTATCATAAGGACAACTGATTACAAAAACTGGTTTATTCATTAATATTCTATTTTATGTTTTAAATGTCTGCCTGTAAATTCGGTAGCGTTAATAATTTCATATTTTTCTCTGGGTTTCCAAGTATTAAATAACTCAGTAAATGCTTCCATTACTCTATTAGCTTGATATTCAGAAGTAAAACCAGCTTCATCACTAGTAGCCCATTCTCTTCCTTTTAATCCTAATGCCTTACGTTCCTCACGTGTCATATTATATAAAGTAATCAAATGTTTAGTAGCATCTTCCCACTTACATCTATCATCAAAAATATAAGGTGTTTGAGGTGAACCTTGGATTGAACGGGAAGTTGGATAACAAGGAAATGCCCATTCACCATGTTTAGTAAATGTTTTTCTGTGGTTTGAAGGTAAATCTGGGGTAGGGGTAAACCATTCTCCATTCTCATCTTCAAAACGCATTTGATCTTGCATTCCACCTGTTACATTAGCTATAATAGGTGTTCCAGCTAATATTGCTTCAGTAATCGTTAGACCCCACCCTTCATTAGATGTTAATAATATTTGTGCATCTGCTATATTATATAAACAATTTAGATCTTCTATTGAAAGTTTATTAGTTGAAAATTTAACATTATCAGAATAATTCTCATCAAACAAATATTCTTTAACAGCTGCTAAATCAGTTCCAGCATCACTTCTAACTTCAGTATGTAATAAAAATAAACACTTATCAGCTTTTTCTTTAGGTAAACTATCTAAAAATGTTCTAAAAGCTAACATTGCATCTGGGATTTGTTTACGTCTAATATTTCGGGAATTGAAGAATAAAACAAAGTCATATTTTTTACCTTGGAAAATTTCTTTCTTAACCTTAAGTAATCTTGAATCATTATCCTCAATAGGTTTATATAAGTTATGATTTAAACCATGGGGAATATATTTTATTAATTTATTTTCAGCTTTATCTTCTAATACAATTTTATTAATATTACATGTCTGTTTTGAAATACCCATTAACAAATCACATGCTTCATAATATGCTCTATTGTACATAGGAGCGGGGTAATCATCCCAGATATTTAAATAAGTAATTGGGATACTTTTTCTAATTTCTTGTTCAGCATTAAATAGCCATGTAAAATATCTTGGGTCTGTAAAAATCATTAAAGCATCGGGGTTTTCCCTTTCTATAATTTGCCTTAAAAATTCTACATTACCATATCCATCAGTAGGATACATCATTACATATGCATCATCAATACCTACTTGCTTACCAGTATCACCACTTATATCTAATGCTTTTCCTTTTTCTGGATGTTTAATAGCTCCTGCAATTTGTGCCCAATTAAAATGATGGGCAGTATGCATTACAATCTCACGAGCAACTGTAGCTACTCCGGAGTGTACTCTAATGTCATCACAAATTAAAAGTATTTTTTTCCTGTCTTCCTTAGGAAGATGCTCAAAACTTTGATTCATTAATTTTTGGTTTATAATTCGAGATTATTTTGATTTGAAATTTGTTTACGAAAATTTTCATCAGTAAGATACAAATAAATTGCTCGATCGGCAAGTTTTTGAAAAGAAAATTTACGCTTTACGCATTCAATTTTGAAATTTTCAAATAAATCACTCTTAATTTTAACACTTGTTAGTGTCATGTCTTTTGTTGGCATAATCTTTATTTTAAAACGTTTTACGGTGATACGTATATAAGGATTCTTAAAATTTTATTCCCTCTCCACAAAGTTTTGTATCTTCTTTATAAGGACAAAAACCACAATTCCATTTGGATGGGGATTTTGGGAAGTTAACTATCTCCTTAATGTCTCCACTAGTGCTAAAACACTCACTAATAAAATCAGTTATTGCCTTATTTGCTCTTCCTAATTTTATTCTCCCACTTGGGGGACTAAATTGTTGTACTCTATAGGCTTGATGGGGGGATTTAATATTTTCATCATCCCATTCTAATACTTTACGTTTTAAAATAAAGAATTCAATTTCAATATTTTCTAACGGTATATGATATTGTTCAGAGAAATATTTTTTATATAATAATAACTGAAACTGTTTATCTTCGTTCTTTTTATCTTGATCTCTCCATCCTCTTGTGCTTGTTTTTAGATCAATAATTTTAAATGTATTAGTATTTTCATTATACATTACTACATCTAAAAACCCAGCATATAATACGTTGTTACGCATTTTATCTGGTGCAATTACCAATGGAATTTCACATCCAACTAAATGCCAACCACGTTTACTGAAGTATTTGGATCGTTTCTTTTTAAACCAGTTTAGAATGGCAACTCCATCTTCGTAAAATTCTCTCATCTCTTCTGCTGAAGAGAAGTGTTGGTTATTATTTGATTTATATTGTTTGTTATATTCCTCAATAAAATAATTTTGGAAATTTGAATTTAAATCTAATTCATCCGCTTTAGTAGCAGATGTATCGTACATGACTCCTAAATATTCCTGCATTGCCTCATGAATGGCTGTTCCAAATACAGTATGGATTGAGGATGTAAATCTTTTTTCCTTATCTTTGTATTGTAACTTCCACCTATGGGGGCAAGTTCGAAAAATTGACATCTGGGAGTAAGATACATTCTTTTGGAATGCATAATTCACAGGTGAGGGTGGATTATTTCTAATCTCCTTTACTATTTTAGGGATTTTTTTAGCCAAAATTATTTTTTTAGTCCGAATTTACTAAATTTATACCAAGCTCTTTCGTGTAAAAAGTAAAGAACCATTTTTGTTATAATTTCTACTGCACCAATAGTAAGTCCAGTAATCCAACTACCTGTAATAATGCCAGATAATATCATGGTATCTAATGTACCTATAATTCTCCAGGAAATAGTTTTAGCAACGTGTCTTTTATAACTTACCATCTTTTTTCATTTGGTTACGAATAGAAGTTGCAGATATTTCACCAATCTCTTGGGGTGGAACGTGCTCTATAATATCATAACCAACTCCTCTACCATAGTTGATAGATTCGATATCAGGTATAATGGTAGGTAGTACTTTACCTGCTTCGATGAGTTCTTTTAACTCACCTTCTTTAACCATTTCTAAAATTTCCTCAGCTGTCCAAGGATTCTTTTCATCTGGTTTAACATCTCTAATTCCTAACCAAACATTGTAACCTTCTTTTAATCTTTCATTGATTAACCAAAGATGTCCTTTATGTAGTGGTTGCCATCTTCCTGCGAAGAATGAATATTTTACTTCAGTTGATGAAGATTCTTTGTCTGCTTTAGCTTTTAATTCCGCCATCTCTTTTTACATTTATAGCGATTGCTCTATCGCCGGGGTTATTAGGGTCCATATCATTAATTAAATATCTAGGACCTCTTTCAATTTGCATTATTAATTTATGATAAGGAATACCATTTTTAGTTAATTCCATCTTAGTATGCTCTCTCATATATTCTGGGCGAGCTGTAGTTAGTATGATCATATGACCTTCATCATTTACTTGCTGTAAGTACTGTTTAGTACTGTCTATAACTTTAGCTTCTGTGGTTTCATATGTTTCAAATTTTCTATAAACGAATATTGTTCCATCTATGTCTACAAAGTAAGTGTTTTTTTTCTCCATTAAATAGCTGCTAAAACTTTTTCAAATGACTGTTCTTCTGTGTCGTATGTAGTATCTATATCTACAAAGTTAGCTATAGGTGGGGTGTAAGCTATTGCTTTAAAATGATCTCTTTCTCTAGGTTCTGTTGTGTGTACATAAAACTCTATCATTTGATCACCCATAAGAGCTTTAAAATCTTCTCTTTGATCAATATAAGGTGCTACTAAAGACACTATTACATCCTTACCTTGATTGTTAAGGTACTGAGCTATACGTTGTGCTGTACCTACATTAATAACTCTACCATTTATAGAGTAGTCTTTATTAGAGAACAACTCTCTCATATCATCCCCATCTATTCTAAATGCTCCAGGTTTTTCTTTCTTAAGCATATTAGCTAAAACCGTTTTTCCGTGGGCTGGTTGCCCTGTAAACCAATATATCATTTTAATTCTGATTTTAATTTTTCAATATATAACGTGGCATCCATTAGCTCTTCTTGTAAATGGTTTAACCACTCTTGTAAATTTAAATCTTCACGTTCTAATGTAGTATTATATTTTTCAATACCACGTTGTGAGCGTGCTTCAAATTTAGCTTTAACTATTTGTACGTAACTATCTTTTTTAGGTCTATCCATTGTAACTTCTATATCTCCTGGGTACATAGTTTTTGAGTTTAATGTATTACTGGTTTTCCAGTATAAATCACTATCTTCGTCTTCATAGTATTTTTTTACTGAATCACTCATCCTTTAATTATTTTTTCGTGGATACCTCCAAATTGAGATTCTAGGGTTTCCATTTTATCATTAGCATCTACTAACATTGATAGTGCTTCTGTTGCATTATTATAAAAATCTGTAGTAGAGTGGTCACCAATACCTGCTGGGTGGTCACCTAATAATTTAAGGGTTAATAATGCTTTTTTCTTTTCGGCTAATGCTTCACTATAAAGCATATCATAAAGTAATGGATTCATAATTTTTATTGTTTTTCTGGGTTATCAGGATCGATTATAGAACCACCTCTATAGAAATCAGTTAAATATTCTTTATAACTAAGCATAGGGGTATGTTCGGATTGGAATACATAATTTAAGAAAATATCCCAAGCATGCCAACCTTTATTTAAAATAGTATCTAGCCACCATGCTTTTTCATTAGGGTTTACCATATAACAGTAAGCTCCTATCATTCTATTACTTTCCCAAAGAAAGTCTGTGAGTTGTTTATTACAACCCCTATTTCTTTCATCCCCATGGGAAGGTGTTTCAAATCTTAAAATTTTATATTTATTTTTTAACATATATTTAGCGCCCTCCTGAATTTTTTGATTCATAATCTTAGGATTAATTATCTTTGTATCATTTTCACAAATTAATGTAGGATGGTCTTTACACATTGCTACTGCTATTGCTTGACAATGGGATTTAAAACAACCATAATGAGGTGGGGTTAACCCCCATTCATTATGTTTTTTTGTCATTTTTATAATATTATCTTCTCCATTTATTACACCATTTGGAGGAAGTTCAGTATAATTAGGATTAACATGTCTAATATAATCAACATCTAGTTGTTTTAAATCATTATAAGAAGATATTTCTTTAGCATGATTAGGATCGGATGATAATTGTATTAAATGTATTTTCACTTTAATAACTTTTTGGAATCTTTTTCGTTAATACCTAATTGTGATAATATACTCATTATTTCTGATTTATCCAAAATATTTATATAATCTAGAATTTCTCTAGATGACAATTCAAAGTAATCTTTTAAATATTGAATTAAATCTTTATTATAAGGTTTTTTAGTAGATTTAATATATTTACTCCATTTATTATTTTTAGGAATATATTCTCTATAAATTGAATATATTTGTTTTTTACTAGTAGGGGGGAGTTTTTGTACTTCATTTACTAAAGCTAAATAATCGGGATTCATACTAAGTACTCTATGTACTACATAAGAATTCCATTGATCCCAATCCTCATTTGAAAAAGAATCAATGGGTGATTTCTTAGTATTGATTTCTTTTACCCAATCAAATACATTCCTCATATTAAATGAGCTCGTCTGCTAATTCTTCTCTTAATTCTTTAGGGACTGAATCAGTTAGTATTTTTTTAGTACTGGGATCAAAAAATACAGGGATGGGCATTAGGGCATCTTCATTTGTACCTGTTACAAATTTAGAGACTTTACGTAAAATTACTCCTTGTTGAAATATATTCCCCCCATCAAAATTATTAACAGCTTGGGTGTTATTTAAGTCAATTTGAGGTTGTTGAATTGGTTGTTCCATTATTTACTATTTATTAAGTTTTGAATTAAAGACATTAAGTTTATCTCTTTGTCTATGCGAAAATTTGATTTATATAAATGTTCATTTATTAAAATAGCAGCTGTGCCTTCTTTATTAGGCATATATTCTGAAGCGTTTTCATATAGAAATCTATATAATTCTTCGTAATCGTCAACTCCTGAATCAGCTATTATTTGTCTAATATTTTTGTAGTTGCTTTGTTTTAACTCATCAAGCACGGAGCTCATATAACTAGAGGAAATAAGTAAACTATCATCAAGTTGCAAATGACCATCTACAGTACTTGCTTGAACAGTATTTAACATCTTACGGATGTCAGGATAATACTTATTTACTAATTTCCCTATTGAAGGAATTTCATAACCTATATTTTCTTTATCACATATTCCTGTTATATGAACTGCTACTTCTTTTTTAGTTGGTGGAACTATTTTAAATGTTTGACAACGTGATTGAATTGGGTCAATAATACGTTCTACAAAATTACAAGTTAAAATAAATCTTGTAGTACGTGAAAACGTTTCAATTACATTACGTAAAGAAGCTTGTGCTTGAATTGTTAAAAAATCAGCCTCATCTAGTATTACAACTTTTAAAGGCTTGACGCTGGCAACAGATGCGAACCCAGATACTTTATCTCTAATTGTTTCAATACCTCTTTCATCACTACTATTAATGTAGATATACTCACAATCTAAATTGCTAACTATTAACTTAGCAAGTGTAGTTTTACCAACTCCGGGTGAACCATAAAATAGATAATTTTGGATATCATTATTATCNAGTTGNTTTTGAATGGNGGTTTTTAAGGTTGCATTACCTACATAATTTTCTAAATTAGCAGGGCGGTATTTTTCATTAAGAAGTGTTTGTTCTCTCTTATTTATCATAACTTAATATTCTCCGTAAATACTATACCTTTTTTCCGGCTCTTGCTCTATTATTTCCTCAGTAGTAGATATAGCATATAATTCGCTGTTTAGGGGGGCAAGTCTATATTCACCTTTAAACCCAGTCTTTATCATATAAGCTTCTAAAGTATCTGTTAAAGTTGGGTGTACTTGACCATCTGGTTCATTTGCTATTAAACGCCATCTATCACCAGACGGTACTCGTCTGGCGATAAGAACGTTTTCTTCAACAATGTTGATTTCAGGTTTACTT